TTTAATACTGTTTTTGTAGGTCTTAATTTTATATTATCGTAAGTAGTTATCATTTTTAGTCCTTTTCTTCTATACTTAGGTATAGAGCAAAGCCCTAATTAAAGGGCTTAACTATATATCTATATTAATTTATATTTATCATCAAATATATGCGGATAACCTACATATTTTTTGATGATACCTTTTTCTTCAAGACTATCAATATAATTACAAAAGTCTTGATTGCTTATATTAATTCCTTTTTCTTTTAAGGTATCTAAAACATCACTAGCAAAAAATACTTTTAATTTTATTATCTTTTGTTTATGTTCTTCTGAAGCTTGAGAATTACCCATTAATGTTAATTCTCTAGCATTTTCTATTATTATTTTTTCCATGTAGATAATAATAACCATTTATGAAAATAATTATATAGCCAAAGTGTCGCACATAAAATGGTGATATACTTCAATAATAATGAGTTATCCACAACCCCTATATTTTCCACCACCCGCAAAGGTAGGGGGAATATATGCAGATATATGAAACTTAGCCAAGGCTAAACTTTTTATACTATGCAAACATCCTAGCTTGAAACTTAGCCAAGGCTAAACTTTTAACATGGGTGCAAACATATTAGAATAGGCTAATCGGATAGGGGGGGTATATTTATTTGAAAGTCTATAAGCTATTTGTAACAGGTCTATGCTTATATTCTCAGATTGTGAAAGTAATATTTTATTATTATTCTATACTATGAACAAAATATGAACATATATATAAATTATATTTGTAATATATTATTACCATAGATATAAGCTAATAGTACAAGGGGGCATGCATGTGCCATGGGGGGGTGTGTGTGTATATATATACAAGGATAAGCTAAAATATTGAAATAAGGATTGAAAGTACATCTTCTACATATAGCACATCTTCTACAATATGCCATATATGGATTCTACATATAAGGGGGGGCTACGCCTACACTATATATTGTACAGGATTGGGTGGAATTGTCAACACTAATCATCATATAGTATCTAAATAAATGTAACATAATGTAAACATATAGTAATATTGTTTTAACTGCACAATTTGTTGGAAAAAAATAAAAAAAACATTAAAAAGTACTTGACAAAACCCTGTAATCCTTTATAATAGAAGGTATAGGCTGTAAAAATCAATAAGCCACACTCATATACATACATAAACAGGGCATTACGATGAATAGCCTATAAAAATTAATGAAATCAAAGTCAACAGTCAACAAAGCAGGGAACTATACAAAGCCTACCATGCGTAAGGCTATCTTTAATCGTATTAAATCTGGTTCAAAGGGTGGAAAGCCCGGCCAGTGGAGTGCGAGGAAAGCCCAAATGACAGCATTAGCCTATAAAAAGGCGGGTGGCGGGTACAAGTAATCCCTAAGAAGCCCTTATACAAAGTTTATAAGACCAATTATGAAACAGGGGAGTTCTACATAGGTGTTACCTCCAAGTCAGGGGTACACTTTGATAACTATTTTGGTTCTAATACTACTGATTTAAAGATTATTAATAAAGATATTTTGTTTATCAGCCACAATAAGTCTGATGCAAAGCTTATGGAGTTAATATATCAGCTTCAAAACTTCTATGAAAAGAAATGTTTGAATAAAATGCTGAATATTAGACTCAGAAGAGATTTTATAAAAAAGATTCCTAAATTTAAGATAAAAATAAATGGCATATCTAAATCATAACCTACCACCCTTTAGTGCCTACATTAGAAATGAATATCTATACGACCACGAAAAGGGTCATAGTGAATATACGTTTGCTGATGTACACACAGTAAACAGTTTAGAGAGAAGAGCGTTATTATTTGAATGTTTACTACCCAATGGAGTAAACTGGACCAGAAGACCTATCCATGCTTTCTGTTGGAAGAAAGATGCACCGAAACATAATCTAAATATACATCAATACTGGGATTGTTTTTCACCTTACGTTGATGTACAAAGAAGAAATAGATTAGCAAACTGTAGAGCAGAACTTGTAGACTATAAAGGTGTTAAAAGAAAAGGAACATACATGTTTACAATAGACTGGGCATGGGAAAATAAAGCAGGTATGTTAGATACAAACTTTAGTGAAGACCCTGAACACAAATGTGCCCATATGTTTAGAATGGATGATGGTAATTTTTTTGCATACCCCAACAATAGAACTATCTGGTACGATGATGCCTATATGGATAAAAGACTAACAGAAAATCCGGGATATAAGATAGACCAAAACTTTTATACAGTAGAAAATACTAGAGAAGAAGATACGACAACTGATGATTCTTACATGACTCAGTTTGAACGTCCTGAGTGAGATTATTCTTTGACCACATTACAGGAAAGCTAACGAACTACGATTTAATTTACTCTCTACCCCTAGCAGAGTTTGAAGATAGTGAATATGATTATGCTTTTGAAAACGGATGGATTCCTTTATCATGGTATTACACAGAATTAAAAAACTTAACTTGGATAAATGCTAGGAACACAAGATTAGTTTTAGACAAAGTAAAGTTTAGTAAAAAACAAAAGTATGTTCTTCGTAAAAAAGATATTGAAGTTAAAATACTAAATAGTTTTGATTATGATTTATTATCCACCATATATAAAAAATATATTAAGTATAGAAATTTTTATGAAGAAGGTTTTGAAAGTGATAGTGAAGTATTTGAAAAGAAAGATTATATAGATTGGAAATATTTTATTTACTATTACAAAAATACTCCTGTTGCTTTTACAGAGTTTAAAGTTTTTGATAACAAGCATGTACTATCAGGACAGTTTGCATGGGATTATGAAAATCCAAAACTAGGATTAGGAACATACGCAACACTTTATGAAATTAATTGGTCATATAAAAATAAATATAAAAATTATTACTTGTCTTATGGTTATGAAACAACTAGTAAATACAAATCTAAATATAAAGGTTTTGAATTTTGGAACGGCAAAGAATGGATAAACAATAAATCTATGTATAATAAATTATGTGATAACGATTCTAGTATAGAATCTCTAAAAGATTTAAATACATATCAAAGAAAATATTTTAAATTAAATGCCTAGAAGACAAACAGAAGTTACGAATATTAATTTTATTCCTAAAAGAACAAGTATAGGTAATGGCAAAGTAAAGATGTCATCCATGAATAAACATAAACGTAGAAGTTATAAAAAATACAGAGGTCAAGGAAAATAGTGTCGGATAAAAAATATTCTAATAATGTAAAGGTGTATAATGAACTTAAAAAAGTATCAGATGCACCCAATCAAAAAAAACAAGCAATTAAATCTTCCAAGAAAGCAGCTACTGCTGCACTAGGAAGTGTAGTGTTAAATACACCTATTGCAAAAAATGTTAAAAACAAAATAGAAAATGCTATTGGAAAAATACCTTTTAGTGATAGTATGTTAGTAGGTACAAATAAAGTAGGATTAAAGATTGGCGGTAAAACATACAACAGTTCTTTTACAGTTAATAACAAAGGACAAGCTAGTTTAAATTTATCAAAGTCATTTACAAAAAATTTAAAAACAGAATTATCTGCAGACAAAAATAAAGTTAAAGTAGGATTAAAATTAACCTTTTAGGAGTATACAATGAAACCAAAAGCAAAAGCAAACGTAAAAAAAGTAGCTGCAGGATTAGGCAAAGCAGTACAAGCACACACAGCACAAAGAAAACTTTTAAAGGCAGCACTTAAGAATGGCGGACCCAAGAAAAGGAACGGGTAAAAAACCCAAGGGTTCTGGTAGAAGATTATACACAGATGAAAATCCTAGAGACACAGTGGGAATCAAATACGCCACAACTGCGGATGCGAAGAATACTGTTCGTAAAGTTCGCAAGATTAATAAGCCGTATGCTAGGAAAGTTCAGATTCTTACTGTTATGGAACAACGAAGTAAGTTTGGTGGTAAACCGCAACAAGCAGCAATAGCAAAGAAAGCAAAAATACAATTAAAGAAAAAACAAAATAAAGGAAAAAATTAAATGGCAACCTATATTAAAAAAGAAGAAATGTATAAACAAGGAAAAGCTGTCATATCTGACAAGCAAAGAAAAAGTATTAAAAAAGATATATCTAATCTTTACGATGCGGGGTTTACTAAGTCAAGAATTGGAAGCGAAGCAGAAATATTTAAAAGAATAGCTAAGTCAGATTTAAAACCTTCAGTTGTAAAAAAATATATTAATTACTTTATTACGTCATCTTCTGAAAAAGGCACTAAATATACAAAAGATGGAAAAACATATTATAAGTATGGATATGATAAAAGAGGAGATTCTATAAAAGGCCAGTTAAGAAAAAGTAGAGAAATAGGATTAAAATTAGGATTAATAAAAGACCCTAAGAAAAATCCAAGTCCGCCACAGATGGATAAAAATAAAAGAAAAAATGAATCTAAATCTAAAGGAAGTCCTAATCAAAGGAACAAAAAAAAGTCTTAAAAAATATGGCACTAGCCAAATCACAAAGAAGTCTTAAGTCATGGTCAAAACAAAAGTGGCGAACCAAGTCTGGGAAACCCTCTTCAAAGACAGGAGAAAGGTATCTACCAGAGAAAGCCATCAAGAGCCTGACATCTGCGGAATATGCGGCCACGACAAAAGCAAAACGCCAAGGAACAAAGCAGGGCAAACAGTTTGTGAAGCAACCGAAAAGCATTGCAAAAAAAACTAGAGCATACAGGAGGGTATCATAATGATTGATAAGGTATGGAGTAAATGGACTGGTCTTAAAAAGAATGTTAAGATTGGTATCATTATAGTAGCAATAGTAGTAGTCTACTGGTTTATAAAATGAACAATAACAAAATGAAATTTAATGATAAGTCCGATAACCGAAACAATCGGACTTACGACTTTGATGTTAAAAAAGCAGACAGAGATAACGATGGTAAAGTATCATCTTATGAAGCAACTGTAGCTAAAGCTATTAGTAAGTCTATGAAAAAACAAAAAAGCAAAGCATAATGGTAGCACCTATAATAGCAGCAGTAGCAGTAGTATCAAGATTTCTATTGACAAACAGTATGAAAAAAGCCATAAAAAAATATGGTAGAGAAGCTGTTGATAAAACATTAAAATCTAAAACATATAAAAATATATTAAAAAAATCGGGAGCGAGTAAAGAAGCTAAAGATACACAAAAAAGTATGTTAAAATTTTATGGAGGAGCTGCTACAGCAGCAACTGCTGCAACTGGATATGCAGGATATAGAGAAAAAAATATGAAAAATAAAAAATCATAATGTCATACGGAACAAAAACAAAAAAACCAAAAGATAAAACAGTAGTAATGATTGCTGTAGGGAAACTAAAGGCTAAAAAAAATGGCACTAAGCGAAACGGAAAAAAGAAAAAACTTTCTTAAAAAGCATGGACTTAAAAAATTCAATAATGCAGTTAGGACCACTGAAGGTGGTAAGAAAGGTAAAGTCGGTATACTCGAGGGTGGGAAGCCCCGACTTATTCGCTTCGGTGACTCTTCTATGGGTCACAACTATTCCCCAGAAGCTAGGAAATCTTTTAAAGCTAGGCATGGGAAAAATATTGCAAAAGGTCCAACGAGTGCTGCGTACTGGGCTAACAAAGTTTTATGGGCAGGTAAGTCGGGTTCGAAGAAGTCTCCGCCAAAAAGCCAACGTGTTGTTAAAGGAGCCAGAGGTTAAACTATCTGGCAATGTTTTTAAAGCAAACAAAAACGAAGAAACAGTAACACAAATAAAGTTTAAAGAAAATTAAAAAGTTTGACGATGCCTTCGGGGTCGTTGATATCTAGCTTAAAGCAAGGAGGTATATATGACTTTTACACTAGATAAATACATGCCCTACACAGTAGGGTTTGATAGATTCTTTGATACATTAGATATTGTAAGTAATACTGATGCCAAAGGATATCCACACTACAACATTAAAAAGATAGATGATGGAGAATGGAAAATAGATTTTGCACTAGCAGGGTTTTCTAAAAAAGATATTAGCATAAATGTTAAAGAAAACAAAATGACTGTTGATGGCGAAATAGAATCAAACAATGAAGATTATCTGTACAAAGGTATTTCTACTAAAAAGTTTTCTAAGACTTTTTCACTAGCAGAATATACAGAACCAACAGATGCAACTATGGAAAATGGTATTTTGACAATTACTTTAAAACAAGAATTGCCAGAAGAAAAAAAACCAAAGACAATAAAAATAAAATAGTGCCAATTTATTCTTATAAAAATAAGAAGACTGGAAAAGTCTGGGATGAGTATCTATCTTTTAATGATAGGACAAAGCCACTACGAAATAAAAATGTAGAGATGGTGATAACTGCACCCAGACTTTCTTTTATAGAAAGAAGTGAGCATGGTGCTAGAGACAGAATGATTCATACTGCCAGACAGGGTATGAAAGAAAGACAAATTGAAGACCAACTAGGTATCAGAAAAACACCAGAGTGGTTACAGGAAAGAACAGAAAAACATTTACAAAAGGTTAAATAATGCTAGTACCTCAAAATGATAAAAAAGAATTAGCTTTAACAGAAAAACAAGAAACTTTTCTTACAGCATTATTTGGTGAAGCAAAAGGTAATCCTAGAGCAGCAGGTGATATAGCAGGGTATGCAGATTATCATCAACCACTAAGAGCCTTAAAAGAAGAAATTATTACAAGAGCAGAAGAACAACTAGCTGCATTTGCACCAAGAGCAAGTATGGGAATGATAAATGCTTTAGATGAAGATGGAAGTTTACCCGGTGCTAATATTAGAATGGAAGCAGCTAAACAGATTCTAGATAGAGTAGGATTATCTAAAAGAGAAAAAGTAGATATAACTGCTAAAGTACAACATGGTATATTTATATTACCACCAAAAGATAATGAGTGAAGAAAAAATAAAAATAGCAAGAAGAAAAAATGCTAGAGTAGTTCCTTACGGATATGAAATATCAGATGAAGACCCAGAGTTTTTAATACAAAATGAAGACCATATGGAATTAATTAAAAAAGCAAAAAAGTTTATAGAAAATAATTGTTCATACAGAGAAACTGCAGAATGGTTAACACATCATACAGGTAGAAAGCTGACAGGTATGGGTTTAAGAGAAGTGCTAAAAAGGGTAATACATAAAGGTTGGTAGACGAACCAAAACCAAAAAAGGCAGGTAGAAGAAGAGTAAAGAATCTTAATGCTCCTTTATCTATCAAAGAAAAGAAAGCCAGAAAATCTGCACAAGATGTATTACGTGAAAAAAAAGAAGCATTAGAAAAAGCACAAAGTAGTTATTGGTCTACAAAAAGTAAATTAAAAGATATAGATGATGTACTTGAAGGTAAACAACAAGTTATTGAACAAGATAAGATTGACGAAGCTACTCCTAATATTCGAGATGCTATTAAAGATAGAGAAGTTATTTTTGAAGCTAATGAAGGACCACAAACACAATTCTTAGCAGCAAGTGAAAGAGAAGTTTTTTATGGAGGAGCAAGAGGTGGTGGTAAATCTTTTGCACTACTAGCAGACCCTTTACGTTATTGTACTAAACAAAAACATAGAGCATTGATTATAAGAAGAACAATGCCAGAGTTAAGAGACTTAATAAATCATTCTCAACAACTTTATCCTAAAGCTTACCCCGGTGCTAAATGGAGAGAACAAGAAAAAGAATGGAAGTTTCCTTCAGGTGCTAGAATAGAATTTGGTTATGCAGAAAATTTAACAGACGTACTAAGATACCAAGGACAATCTTATACTTGGATTGGTATAGATGAATTACCACAGTATGCTAATGAAGATATTTATAATTTTCTTAGGTCATCCCTTAGAAGTGTAGACCCAGAGATTCCTGTCTATATGAGAGCCACAGGTAATCCGGGAAACGTAGGTTCATTATGGGTTAAGAATATGTTTGTTGACCCTGCAGTACCTAATACAAAATTTGATATAGAAATAAAAACTCCTAAAGGTGTTAAGAAAATATCTAGAAGATTTATTCCTGCTAAGTTACAAGACAATCCTTATCTTATGCAGACAGATGATTACTACGCAATGTTAGCATCACTACCTGAAGTACAAAGAAAACAATTTTTAGAAGGTAACTGGGAAGCATATGAAGATTC